TTGCATTTTAGAAAATGATGGAGAATTGGGAGTGGGTGCCGCTGATATGCACGGCAATTCTGATGATGTCTTATATACAAATTGCATAATTCAACATGCGAACATGGCCGGTAGAAATGTTTCATACAAAAATTGTAAGATATATGGAAGACCAACTAGTATATTATTGGGTGCTGGTGATTTAGGATTGTCTGATGATGGTTCCTGTATATGGGGTAGCGAAGTGGTGGGTGGAACTTTTACAATACAAAATTGTGAATTAATAACATATGGTAATTGCAGTTCTGCTGGTTGTGTGTACCTTGATGTTGATAAAATCACTGAAGATTTTAAATTGATTATGCACAATAACACTATGGAAAATAAAGGTTCCTCTCCAAACACCCATCGTTGTGTCATGCTTTATGCTGGTAATAGTTCTGCACCTACAGATAAAATCAATATTGATATACGTGGATTGAATCATAAAGCAGCCAGCGCATTTTCAATATTATCTTTCCTAGGAACCAATGACGTTTCCGCTAATCTTTCTATTATAATTGACGATATAATTGCCCCAAGCGGAACTAGATTGGCTGTCTTTGGTTCAAATGCAAATGCCGCGGCTCCAATGAGACTGCAAAAACAACACTATACTGAACAATTAACTACCTCAACTAGTGACTATAAAGTTGCAAGTTCCACTTGGACATTTAGATATCCTTATCCCGCAACTCGTTTACCAAGAATTATAGCAACAGCGGGTTCGTCTGATGGTACTTCAGTAACTCCAAATCGTGGTGGAAAAGTTAGTAGCGTTTTTGTTAATAGTTATTCAGCAACAACTGCACAAATAACAGTTGCTTCCGGTGATGGTAATAACTTTACATCAGCAGAAACAATTAGAATTTTTGCTGAAGCAAGCATAAACGAACTTTAATTAAAACACTAAATATCGTACCAAAAGAATTGACAAGTTAGTGTCTCGTACTATAATATTACCCATAGGAGATGTAAATATATGAAAAACTTACCAACACTTTACCAAGATTTTATTCACCTTTCTCGCTACTCTCGTTGGCTTGAGGAAGAAGGTCGCAGAGAAACTTGGGAAGAAACTGTGAACCGTTACTTTAACTTCTTTGATGAACATCTCAAAGGAATGAAAGTTAAAATTACAAAAGAAGAGCGCGAGGAATTGCGCCAAGCAGTTTTAAATTTAGAAATTATGCCAAGTATGAGATCATTGATGACGGCAGGTGAAGCGTTACTGCGGGACAACACTGCCGGCTATAATTGTTCTTATGTGGCAGTAAACCGTGTGAGGGCATTTGATGAAATTTTATATATTCTTATGTGCGGTACTGGTGTGGGTTTTAGTGTCGAGAAGCAATTCGTCGAGAAACTCCCAACAATCGCTGAGGAGTTCACTCAGTCAGATACCACTATCATTGTACAGGACAGTAAGGCTGGTTGGGCTAAGGCTTATAAGGAACTTGTCTCCTTGCTCATTGGAGGTCAAATACCACAATGGGACGTATCTAAGGTACGACCTGCTGGTGCGCGGCTTAAGACATTTGGAGGGAGAGCTTCAGGTCCAAAGCCTCTCGAAGATCTATTCCAATTCACCTGTGATACTTTTAAGAGAGCGGCAGGGCGCAAACTTACCTCAATTGAATGCCATGATATCGTCTGCAAGATTGCGGAGATTGTCGTGGTCGGAGGAGTCCGTCGATCTGCTCTTATTAGCCTATCAAATCTCTCGGACGACCGCATGAGAAACGCCAAGACAGGTGCATGGTGGGAAGCAAATCCACAACGCGCCTTGGCAAACAACTCTGCCGTTTATACAGAGCGTCCAGAGATTGGTGTATTCATGGAAGAATGGCTATCTCTCTACAACAGTAAGAGTGGTGAGCGTGGTATCTTTAACCGTGATGCAACAAAGAAGACCGTTGCTCGTCTAGGTGAGCGTCGTGATCCGAACTTTGAGTTTGGTACAAACCCATGCAGTGAGATTATTCTGCGTGATCGTGAGTTCTGCAACTTAACTGAGGTTGTTGTTCGTGCAGAGGATACAACAGAATCACTAAAGCGCAAGACTCGCTTGGCTGCCATTCTCGGCACTTGGCAAGCATCTCTCACAAACTTCCCATACCTCTCAAGCGAATGGAAGAAGAATTGTGAAGAAGAAGCACTTCTTGGTGTATCCCTGACTGGCATTCTTGATAACAAGATGATGCAAAATCCAAGCAGTGATCTTTTAGGCACATTGAAGCAAGAAGCGATCAGCACCAATCAGGAATGGGCAAAGCGTCTAGGAATCAATTCTGCTGCTGCCATCACCTGTGTAAAACCATCGGGTACAGTCTCGCAACTGGTAGACGCCGCATCTGGTATTCACGCCAGACACGCCGAATATTATATCCGTACTGTTCGTGCGGACCAAAAAGATCCAATTTGTAAACTTATGGTGGATCTTGGCTTCCCACATGAGCCATGCGTTATGAAGCCAGAACACACAATGGTATTCTCTTTCCCAATGAAAGCAGAAGGTTCTATCACCCGAAATGATATGACCGCCATTGAGCAACTAGAACTTTGGTTGGTGTATCAACGCAACTGGTGTGAGCATAAGCCATCAGTTACCATCACCGTGAAGGAACATGAATGGGTGGAAGTTGGAGCATGGGTTTACAAGCACTTTGATGAGATTAGTGGTATTTCCTTCTTGCCACATTCTGATCACAGTTACCGTCAAGCACCATATCAAGATTGCACAAAGGAGCAATATGAAGAAATGCTTGCAAAGATGCCAAAGAGTGTTGATTGGAGTCAACTCAAGAAGTATGAGAAGGAAGACAACACTGCTGGTACACAAACCTACGCTTGCAGTGGCGATAAGTGTGAAATCGTAGACTTGACTAAATGAAGGTAGGATCGCTATTCTCAGGAGTTGGAGGCCTTGATCTCGGATTCGAGCGTCAAGGATTCTCCATTTCCTGGGCATGCGATAAGGAAAGAAGTTGCAGGAAAATACTTGCAAAGCATTTCCCAAACGCTACAATATACGAAGATGTCCGAACGATAGATCCTCTCAAGGCCAGTCCAGTCGATGTCGTAATCGGTGGGTTCCCTTGTCAGGATCTATCTACGGGTGGACAGAGAAAAGGATTAGCGGGAGAACGCTCAGGATTATTTTATGAGTTTATTCGAATCGTCAGAGACATGCCAACCAGACCATCCTTCGTGGTGGTCGAAAATGTCCCCGGAATGCTCACAAGCAGTAACGGAAGAGATTTCGGAATCGTTCTCAATGAAATGGTCAAGCAGTGGAGTCCTAAATCTATCGCGTGGAGAACATTGGACAGTAGATACTTCGGTATTCCCCAAAGAAGAGAACGAGTGTTCGTTGTTGCAGATCTTAGAGGAGAACGCGCCTCAGAAGTACTGGATCTCAATACCGACATGCGAGGGGATACTAGAGCGAGGGCAACGAATGGGAAAAACCCTGTATCCACCTTTAGCCCACTGTTTGACGAATATGTTGAGCAGTACCCAGAAGCCATAAGAAAGTCTAGAAAAGCACAAAGCAATAAAGATTTTGAAACATGGGTACAGACTGAGTATTCCAATACATTAAATCTGTTTGATGTTGGACAACGATCTAGTGTATTGGTGATGGAAAATAAGAATACGGTTAGATATTTGACACCATTAGAATGGGAAAGATTACAAGGATTCCCTGATGGTTGGACAGATGGTTTGTCAGATCGTGCAAGATACAATCAAATGGGCAACGCAGTAACCGTCAACGTGGCGGAATGGGTTGCAAAGCGAATGAAAACACTTTTTAAGGAGACTTGATATGAGTAATGCAATGTTTTATGTTTGGTTACTATTGGGTAGTTTTGGTTTCATGACTGTTTTGTTTTTTATAGCGGAAAGTGAAAACAAAAAGCTCCGCAGACAAAAAGAAGCAGCAGAAGAACACCAGAGATTTACTGATGTTTATAATCAAATGCAAAGAGAAGCGGAAGCATTACAAAGAAATATGGATGAATCAAGTAAAAATTCTAATGATAGTATTTCCGCTCTATATCAGAGGGTTCGGAGTTTGGAAGACAAAATCAACACATATATGAAAAACAAGAAGTGAATGAAATCCCGATCTAAAAAATCGGGATTTTTATTTAATAAAGTGGCATAAATAATTGTGTCCCCACATGATCGAATCCCGAAGCGGATCGTCTTAAATCAATAGAAAGATTAAGACAACAGATTGTGTGGGGATAAGTGTCTACAAGCAGAATACATATGATGTATGGTAATCGCTGGTATAGATTATTCCTTAACTGGGCCCGCAATTTGTGTGTTCAATGGAACGGGAACCTTCGCGTTCAACAAGTGTTCGTTTTACTACCTTACAGACACCAAAAAGTACGCTAACAGTTATCTCAGTAACATCATAGGAGAAACATTCCTTGATTGGGATTGTGATATCGAAAGATATGAAACAATCGCAGATTGGGCAATGGAAGTTCTTCTGGGTTGTTCTGCTATTGCATTGGAAGGATATGCTTATGGTGCCAAAGGTAAAGTTTTCCA